GCTGGTGGGGTGTTAAGCAGAACGCGATATTGAAGAAGGTCGTCCCATGTTCCGGGTCGCTTTGCCTCCGCAATTTCGACTGCGTGGGTCAAGGCTTTAATCAGGCTTTGCGCCACAGGCTCCTGCATAGGTGGTGCTGCAAGGGCTTGCTCACAGAAGTTCTCCCACGCAAGGGGGCTAAACGTCACGGCTGTTGCATCGGGATAGTGGCGGTTTGTGTATGTCGTTGCGCCACATTCTTTGGCCAGCTTCAATGCTTTGTCTGTCTTGTTCATGTGTTGCCTTTCTCTGGTGATGCCGTCAAAGATCGGTGAAAAGTCGGGCAATGTAGAAGGCACAGGTGCTGGCTGTGCTGCCGCTGCTTCCAGTTCATTGGCGGCTTTTTCGACTTCTGCCGCCGTGTCAGACAGCTTGTGTTCTCGCAGTGTGGGCAGGCATGCGCGTAAGTCTTGGATGTGTGCTCGAACCACTTGCGCCAAGTGGGCTGGCTGTGCTGGTGGGGTGGTTTTCCCGGCAAGAAAGGCAGCACCAGCAAGCATCCATTTGTCCTCCAGCAGCACGGCTTGCCGCTCCGTTGGCAAAGACAGGAACCAGTCGTTGAGTTCCGATTGTTTGGTATCGCTCCACGCCACAGGTCCATAGTCCAGCCCCAACTCACGGGCGTTCTCTGCCTTCTTGTCGAGGGCCCGGACCTGCTTGATGGCGGTGATGGCTCGACCAACATCGTAAGCATCAAGTGCTGTGTTCACCCTCAATGGTGTTCGTAATTTCTCCAACGCCTCCAGCGCCAAGTCAAAGGCCAATGCTTCTTCTTTGGTCATTTCTTCACTCCTTCGATGGCGGCTTTTGCACCATCAATCAAGCCATGCCAGTGAAGCAATACTCCACAGACAACCGCAGTACCAAAGCGCCAACCTTCCGGTTCATACGTGCATATCAATAAACCCAGCCACGCAACAGCCAACCACACCCTACGCACCCAATCGTTGTCGTAAATGTAGTCAAGGGTCTTGTATGTTATGTCTCTCATAAACAACTCCTGTTAAAAGTCCAATCATTAACGTGTTCGGCTGCTTACTCGTGCCACCCGCACTTAGCCCATCGGCGACCAGGGGAGCCCTTCCAGATTGGGCGCAGGCACACGCGCCCGGTTTCGTCGTGCTGCCACATACGCCACATCCAGCGGGTAAGCGGGCTGTTTTGCAGACGTTGAACAAATTCATACATGCTCGGTTCCTTTCTGTCGGCAGTGCCGAACTGGTTAATCGACCGCACGCGGTGCGGCGGTCATCGTGGTGTTGTGCTTCACGCGGTGCACGGCCAGGCCTTCACCTCGGCGCCGTCCAGCTCGCAGCCTCCAGCGGTCGCGGTCGCGCCACCCCACTGCTTGAAGAAAAAGGCCACGCCGCAGCGGTCGCACTGCTCGCGCAGCAGGTCCACCCACTCGCGCCGAATCGGCCGCGCTTTCGGTCCGCTCTCGCCGCCCGCGATCACCCAGTCCAGGCCCTCGATCAATTGGCGCGGGCCGTCCTTGGTCATCACCGTCTCGAACAGGTCCAGTTCGCCCAGCGCCGGTTCGTAGCTCACCCAGCGCACGGTGGCTTCCAGCCGCGCCAGCTTCGGCAAGTCGCGCCGCGCTTCGTCCTGGTTGACGGCACTGATGCCCTGCCACACGTTCACCGGCAGGCGCTCGCGGCCAATCTCCAGCAGCATCGGCAGCACATTGCCCACGCGCTTCGTCAGCAGCAGCCAGTCCAGATTCGGCGTGGCGTCAATCAAGTTGAACAGGTCCGCGCGCCACTGGTTCGGCACCTCGTTGTCGAACACGTCGGCCAAGCTCGCGCAGAACACACGGCGGCGCCGGCCGTAAGTGGCCGCAAACGCTTCGTGCTGGCCGTTCCAGTGCACAGGCGTCTTCCAGTTCTGCTCGCTGGTGCGGTGGCGTGGCTGGCCCGCGCCCCACACGATGCGCATGCTCCGGGCTGGTGTGCTCACGGAGGCATAGCAGTTGTCGCAGCCCGGGCTCACCTTCGTGCACCCAATCCACGGGTTAAAGGTGCTGTCGGTCCAGGCAATTCCTGTCGTCTCGGCCATTCGGCACTCCACTATCTGCGCGCTTCGGATGGGTGAAGCACAACCCCTCGCTCAAGCAGACGGCCCTAGGCCGTCTGCTCTCGCTGCATCGTGGTGTTCGGGCCGCTGCTTAGCTCCAACGTTAGGCCGCAGGTCGCCACGCCACCACGCGGCCAAGATCGCACAGAGACTGCGCCAATGGGTGGCAGTTATCTGCGTACACAAATTCGCCGGGCGTGATGCTGCGCGACTCATCGCCAACGCGGCGTAAAAGGCGCACGGAACCATCGTCAAGCCACACTTGGCAGAACAGAGGTCCACTGAAGCGGGGCGGCTTGCTGTCGTGAATCCATTCCAATGCTTCGTCTTTGGTCATAAACAACTCCTTAATGTCAACAGGCCCAGCATCAACACAATAAATGCCACCACTACCCACACCAACTGCCCATCAGCCGGGGTGGGCTTGTCTTCGTCTTCGGTCATGCTTGCCTCGCTTTCAGCATGGCGTCAGCTTGCTTGTATGCAGCCTTTGAAACAACATCAAAAATATCCGCATCATCATGGTCATGATTGGTGTTGGATGCAAATATTCCCTGCATCGCCTTGGCTGCAAAGTAGTCGCGCAGGGTCATGCCGTTTTCGTTCCATGGAAACGCTGGCCCACCTTCGTTTGGAAACGCTGGCCCACCTGTGTTTGTGTTGTTCATGCTGCGTGCTCCAGTGCTTGCAGTTTGCTGATGCGGTCAAGGATGGCGTTCTCGCGCTGCTGGTTTTCTGCTCGGACTTTTTGAAGTTGAGTGCTTAGGCCTTCCAGCTCCTTGGCGACCAACTCATCGCGGGGATGGAGTGTGATGGCGATGGTGGCGACGCCCGCCTCTGCCCAGCCCTCGGCGTCGCTCATGTCGTTATTGGTGTACGTCATCACGCTGGCGGCTTCATCAAAGTCGCCTTCTTTGACCAAATGCAGGATGTGGTCAATGTTGCGCCATTGGCTGGTGGCCCAGGCCTTAACGGTGCCGGTGAATTGGATTGGTGTGCTCATGCTTTCTCCTTGGTTTCGGGTTTAAGTGCTTCTTTCCACGTCAGCGCCACAACGCTGGCCATGTCGGTCCATTTCATGGCGCGTGCGCCGTTCATGGTGTAGGTGTCTTTGAAGTGGTGGCTGCCATCAGCCCACACCGCTTGCGCCTTGGCAATCGCTGCAGGCTTGGACCTGGCGACCACGTTGTAGAGCCGCAGCCACTCGCCCGTCTCGCGGTGCTGGCCAAACACGGCCCACTTCGGTGAAGGTTTGGCGGGCTTGGTGAATTGCTTGCCCGTGCCTTGGCAGCGAAAACACTCGCCGCCGATCACGTTGGCAAACTGCGACATGCGGCCAGATCCTGTGCACCGGCTGCAGGCGTAGGCGTAGGCAACGCGCTCGCTGGTGGTCATGCCTTCCTCCGTGCCTCGTAGGCCTCACCAAGACTGCGCGCCGTGCGCATGGGAAACGGCAGCACCAGGCTGCTGATCAGGCCCTCTGGGGCCGGTGCAGCCAGGCGTTTCTCCTGCTTGGCCATCACCCAGCGGCTGCCAAGCTGGCGCACAGATCGAACCCAGGCCAGCATGTTGCGGCGCTGAGTTGCGCGGTCGGCGTGCCCTACGCACCAAAGGCGGCGGGCGGTTTTCAAAAGTTCGGTTTTCATGATTGCTCCTCGTGGTTGATCCAGGCGGCGTCCAGCTCGTCGGCTGCGTAATTTCTGGCAAATTGATCTGCTTTGGGGTCTTTGAGAACCTTGAGCGCGTAGGCAATTGCCTCGTCCAGCGGCCAAGCCTGTGGCTCGCTGTCGCTGTCAGGGTGGGGCAGTGCCGGGTTGACCGTGAAGTGTTGCGTGGGGGCTCCAAAATAACGCAGCGCTTGCTGCATGGCGGGGTGGACTTGGTTCATGAGGCGCTCCTTAAAAAGTTAAATGCTCCACTGACTGGCCATTGCCAAAGCAATACCTTCATAAGTCTTGCTGCGCAGACGCCAACGGTCTTTACTTGGTGGTAGTTTGTTTTGACCGTTGTTGGTTTGATTGTCCCAACGAGGTCTGCCATTTACAACACGCGGCTCAACAAAACTGGTTGGACGCAAGGGCGGCAGGTTTTTAAGCCATAAACAAGTTTTTTTGCTGGCGTCATGGCCAAACTGGTACGGCTGGATGATCTGGTCAGGTTTGCGGATGCGCGAGCTAATGATGCTGACGGGATTTTCAATTGCGATGCGCTTAATTGGCGCATCCATAAATAGGCGTACAAAATCCAAGGCTTCCTCCGTCAGCTTTGGGTCGCGCAGGCCTCGGGTTGTCCAGTGCATTCCACTGACAGAGAGGTAGGTGCAAGGCGGGTGTGCAATCAGTAAGTCCCACTCTTGGTCCAACAGCTCGCGCACGTCACCTTGGTGGTGTGGGCCGGGGCGCTCGGCAGACAATAGATCGCACGACATGGCAAAGTGTCCGCGCGCAGAAAAAGCATCGCGTACAACACCGCTGGATTCGCAAGCAACAAGGACTTTCATAATCACTCCAAACCCATCATTTGGCGCGCAAACTTTGCAAGCAATGCACCTTGCTTTTGACTTGAAATTGCAGCGTCAACAGTGCGATAAGTAATTTTTGTTCTGCGCGCATCCGCATAAAAAGCAGCAGCAGACTTTTGCGTGGTTATTGCATTTCTCATTTCAATCTCCGTTTGGTGTTGCGATAACTGCATCATGCCACCCTTTTAAATGGGTCGCAAGGGGTTTTTGTGGGTTTATTAAAGATATTTTCAAGCAAGTGTTGCTTTTTACGCTACACTCCCCCGCATGATCGCAGAAACCAAAGACCCCCTCCCCGATACCCCTGCTGACAAGTGCATTGAGGCCTTTGGCGGCGTTCGCGCGCTCGCCCGAGCCCTTGAGCGAAACCCCAGCTCCGTGGTTCGGTGGCGCAGGCCCAAGGACGAGGGCGGCAGCAGCGGGGCCGTGCCGTCTTCGTTGCAGGGGCGCATCCTGGCGCTGGCTCAAGAGCGCGGCCTCCCTCTGACTGCGGAGGACTTGATCTTGCGCACAGCCAAGGACTGGTCGCTGTAATGGTGGCCGACCGCATGCTTTTGTCGGTGATCTCCCCCGCGCGCTACGAGCTGCCCCGGGACATCGCCGCAAGAGTGGGCCTGCGCCGCGTCAACGCCTCGCTCGGTCGCCTGGTGCGATCTGGCCTCTTGGAGCGCGTGCCCGGGCCGACGTGTTTTTTGTACCGCTCGAAGCAGGCGAGGATTACGTGATTTATGGCCTGCGCCGCTGACAAAGTGGTACCATGTTTGCATCCCTTGGCGGGGATTCAGAGTAAGCCCTTGGGGCATGTCTGCCGTTACTCACGGTCCGCCAACACGCAAAAGCGTGAGACATGCGCCAAGGGCTTTTTGTTTGGGGAAACCATGGCAAAAACCATCGATATCACAGGGCTGCGGTTTGGAAGGCTAATTGCATCGGAATATGTAAAAAGCGACAACGGTGCAATATGGGCTTACAAATGCGATTGCGGCAACAGCGTCATCCAAAGAACCACTCACATTCAACGAAAGCTGAAAAGAGGAAGCCCTGTTTCTTGTGGATGCGTAACGGCCTACACAAAGGTTTTTGATGATGGCATCAAATGTTTCGGGTGCCTTACCAACAAACCGCCATCGCACTTCAACAAATCAAAGAACGGTTACCAACCAAGATGCAAAGAGTGTCAAAAGCAATGGCGAGCTGAAAATGCTGCTTATTTAAAACAAGCCAAAGCCGAATATCATCAAAAGCATCGCGAGAATCTCAACAAAGCAGCCAGAGAGCGGCAGGCGAAAAACAAAGAACAGTCAAACGCCAGATCAAAAAGATGGCGTGATGCAAACCCTGATCGCCGCAAAGAAATTGCGAACGCATGGGCCAAAAGAAACCCAGAATCGGCGGTTCAACATCAAAGGCTGCGGACTGCAAAAGCAAAACAAGCTCAACCAATCTGGGCAAGAAAAGATTGCATGAAGGCAATTTACGTAGAGGCCAGACGCAGGCGCAATTCTGGAGAAAAATGTCACGTTGATCATATTGTTCCGTTGTTGAGCCCCATCGTTTCCGGGCTTCACTGCGAAGCCAATCTTCAAATTATTTCGGCATTTGACAATCAATCAAAAAGCAACCGCCATTGGCCCGACATGCCATGACCATCACACTTCGCAATTACCAAGAAGACTTGGTCAAAAATGCACGCGCCAACTTTATTGCGGGAAAGCGCAGGCAGTTGCTTGTGCTTCCGACTGGTGGCGGCAAGACAGTTTGTTTTTCATACATGGCGCGTGCGGCAAAAGAAAAAGGCCTGCGTGTCTGGATTCTTGCGCATCGCGTTGAGTTGCTTGAGCAGATCAGCCGTACATTGAGCAGCTTCAACGTTGAGCACGGAATGATTGCTGCCGGGTATCCTGGCAACAGACATGCCCAGGTTCAAGTGGCATCGGTGTTCACGCTTGCTAGACGTCTTGATCGTTATGAACCAGCGGATTTGATCATCGTCGATGAGGCGCATCACGCAATTGCTGCATCAACCTGGGGCACCGTAATCAAAGCCTGCCCAAACGCGCGCTTGCTAGGCGTGACTGCCACGCCGATTCGTTTGTCTGGTGAAGGCCTGAACGACTTGTTTGAGTGCATGGTGCAAGGGCCAACGGTCAAAGAGCTGATCGAAATGAATGCGCTTTCGCCGTACCGCTTGTTTGCGCCCGCTGGCGTCGACCTTTCTGGCGTACACACAAAGATGGGGGACTTTGTGCGCAGTGAGCTGGTGGATGCTATGAACAAGCGTTCAATCACTGGCGATGCTGTTTCTCATTACCAGCGCCTTGCCCCCGGCAAACGCGCTATCTGTTTTTGCTGCTCCGTTGAGCACGCTGAAAACGTGGCGGCGCAGTTCCGTGAGGCCGGGATCACTGCTGCATCAATCGATGGCAGCATGGACAAAGTTTTGCGCCAGCAGGTGCTTGCATCGTTCTCGTCTGGCGACATTCTGGTTTTGACGTCTTGCGATCTGGTTTCAGAAGGGTTTGATGTTCCGGCCATTGAGGTCGCCATTTTGTTGCGGCCAACAAAGTCTCTTGGCTTGTATTTGCAGCAGGTTGGACGAGCACTTCGTATTTTTCCAGGCAAGGACGAGGCCATCATCCTTGACCATGCAAACGCAGTGCGGACGCACGGGTTCCCAGATGATGACCGCGACTGGTCATTGCTTGGCTCCGAGAAACGCAAAAATGCCAAGAAGTCAGAGACACCAGTAAAAAGTTGCCCAGTCTGTTTTGCAACAGTGCCAAGCGCTGTAACAGATTGTGGTTGCGGCCATCACTTTGCGCCTGTGGCGCGGGAGATTGAAGAGGTCGAAGGTGACTTGGTGGAGATGACCAAAGAGGCTCGGGAGCAGCTTCGAGAGCAGGCCATCAAGCAGCGCAAGCAGGAGCAGGGCCGCTCGCAGACCGAGGCCGACCTGATACGCATCGCACGCGCCCGTGGCATGAAGCGGCCGGAGCTGTGGGCTAGGCACGTGCTGCGCGCCCGAGCCGCCAAGGAGGCGCAGAAATGACCTGCCCCGCCTGCGCCCACCCCCGCGTCACGCTGATCGACGGCACCGAGACCTGCAGCTGGTCCGAGGCCTGGCGCGCTGAGACTGAGGCCCGCCACGTCCTGGCCATGCCCGGCAAGTTCGAACGGCGCGAGTACCTGCGCGGCCGTGAGGAGGCGGGCAAGATCGTCAAGCGCGGCGTGTTTCAAGTCCGGGGTGAGGCCGCATGCCTGCAGCTTGAGGCCCAGGTGCGCAAGGTCTGGGAGGCGCGGCGGTGACCGAGGCAGATTTGAAGCGCGAAATCATGGTGGTGCTTTCGGCCGAAGGGCACTTTGTGGCCAGGGCCAACGTGGGGTTGTTTTTCACCGCAGACGGCAGGCCGGTGCGCTCGGGCCTGCCGGTTGGGTTTAGTGACCTGTTCGGTATGCGTGCTGGGGATGCGCGGTTCTTTGTGCTGGAGGTTAAGACCGCCAAGGGCCGCGCGTCTCCGGAGCAGCTGGCATTCATCGCTGCAATGAAAAAACGCGGTGCCTTGGCGGCGATAGTGAGGTCGGTGGAGGATGCCAGGCTGGCGCTGGCAGAGTGATGGTAGCGGGCCACCGAATCGAACGGTGCGCGATAAGGCTTATGAGACCCTCCGGTGCCCAGCACCGCCCGCGCCGAAATCGTACCACAGCCGTTGCGCAAAACCGCACAATATATTTTCACTGGTGTTGCGTTTTCCGCCCGACACACCCTTATACTGTCCGTGGGGCTTGATCCGGTTAGCTACCGGGTGACACATGGCCTGACCCTGGCGAGGGCTGCCCCACCTTTTATTCGCCATAACCAAAGCCAGGCATGACGGACACAAAAACAACAGGGCAGAGGGACCCCATTTCCCTTGAGACAGCGGAGCGCATGCTCTCCTATGTCCGTGGCGTTGATGACCGCGAGACCTGGGTGAAGATGGCCTTCATCCTCAAAGAAGAATTCGGCGAGCCCGCCTTCGAGGCCTGGGACGCGTGGAGCCAGCAGGGCGCCAACTACAAACCCATCGACGCCCGCGACGTCTGGAAATCGTGCAAGCCAGGCGGCAGCTCCAAACGCGCCACCATCGGCACCCTGGTCGCCCTGGCCGTCGAGGGCGGCTTCAAATCCAACGCCCAAGACCGCAAGCCCGTTGACCCTGAGGAGCGCCAGCGCCGCATCGCAGAGCGCGAGGCCCGCATGGCAGCCGAGGAGGCCATGGCCAAAATCGACCGCGACGCCGCAGCCACCCGCGCCGCCGAGATGTGGGCGCGGGCCACCATGGTCACCGGCCACCCTTATTCCCAACGCAAGCTGATCGAGCCCGAGGGCGCGCGCATGCTGGGCGACGAGCTGCTCATCCCGCTGCGCCACGGCCCCGGCGCGCTGGTTGGCCTCCAACGCATCAAGCCCGACGGAACCAAGCTGTTCCTCAAGGGCACGCCCTCTGGCGGCGCTTACACCGTGCTGGGCAAGCCCGACAAGCAGGGCACGATCGTGATCGCAGAGGGCTGGGCCACAGCCTGCTCCATTCGGCAGGCCACCGAGCACTGCGTGGTGGTCGCCTTCAACTCCGGCAACCTCCTGCCGGTCGCACGCAAGATCCGCGCGGCCATGCCCGAGGCCCGCATGATCATTGCGGCCGACGACGACTTCCAGACCAAAGGCAACCCCGGCATCACCGACGCCCGCAAGACAGCCATCGAGGTCAACGCGCTGCTGGCCATCCCGGTTTGGGGTCTGACAACTCGCGGCACCGGTACCGACTTCAACGACCTGCACCTAGCCGATGGTCTGGCTGCCGTCGAGGACTGCATCATGAAGGCCGACCCACCGGTCGAGCCCACGCCTGAGCCTCCACAGCCGCCCGAGCCAACGCCGGACCCCACGGACGACGCACCGCCTTGGGACGAGCACGCCGGCGACGGGTCACCGGACGACATTCCGCCGGATGATTTCGCCGATCAAACGCCACCGGACTCCGACGATGAGCGGATGATCTTCTCCAGCTCACCCATGAAAACCGCCAGCCTGTTCCACAGCACGCTGCCCGAGAAAGGCCGCATCCTGCACTGGCGCGGCGAGTTCTACAGCTGGGACGCCACGCGCTACGTCACCCGGGACCGGGTCTACATCGACCAGCGCCTCTACCATTTCATGGCCGGGTGCCAGACCCTGAAAATAAATCCCAAGACCGGCGCGTCCGAGACGGTGGCCTTCAACCCAAAGTCCTCCACGGTCAACGATGTGGCCCACGCACTGCGCGCAGTCTGCTACGCCGACCTGCCCGAGCCGCAGGTCTGGATCGACGACGAGCCCGGCGACGTCCCGGCCCATGAGATCGTGGCCTTCAAAAACGGCTTTCTCCACCACCCCAGCCGGGCGCTCTTACCCTCCACGGACCGCCTGTTTTGCACCTCGGCCCTTGACTTCGACTTCACCCCCGAGGCCCCGCCACCCACCGAGTGGCTCAAATTCCTGCACAGCCTCTGGCCCAACGACCCCGAGTCGATCACCACGCTGGCCGAGATGTTTGGCTACCTGCTGACCGACGACACCAGCCAGCAAAAGATGTTCATGCTGATCGGCCCGCCTCGCTGCGGCAAGGGCACGATCTTGCGAATACTTGAGGCCTTGGTGGGGTACGCCAATAGGGTAAGCCCCAGCCTCGCGTCCCTTGGCACGCAGTTCGGCCTGCAGCCCCTGATCGGCAAGCGCTTGGCCATGATCTCCGACGCTCGCCTCTCCGGTCGCGCAGACCAGCAGCCCATCGTGGAAAACCTGCTGCGCATCTCCGGCGAGGACACCATCACCATTGACCGCAAGAACATGACCGCATGGTCCGGCAAGATGGCCATCCGTTTCGTGCTTGCCTCCAACGAGCTGCCCGCCTTCTCGGACGCCTCGGCTGCGCTGGCCAACCGCTTTTTGCCCTTCAAGTTCAGCACCAGCTTCTTGGGCAAAGAGGACCACAGCCTGACCGCCCGCCTGCTCAAAGATCTGCCCGGCATCGTGATCTGGGCCCTCGACGGACTTGGCCGCTTGAACCAGCGCGGCTACTTCCAACGCCCCACCTCAGCCGACGAGCTGGCTGCCGACCTGGTCGATCAGACCAGCCCGATCCGGGCCTTTGTGCAGGAGCACTGCGTCATCGGGGAGCACGCGCAGGCCGACCGCGACGAGCTTTTCAAGGCCTGGAAGGGCTGGTGCGAGTCCCAAGGCCGGGACCATGCGGGCACCAAAGTATCGTTTGGACGCCAGCTTTCAGCCGCTTTCCCGGGCATCAAACGCAGTCAGCCACGCGGTTTTGGCACAGGATCGGATGCCGATAAATCCTGTGCCACCGAGCAATCTGGCACAAGATTGAATCTTTACACCGGTATCCGCATGCGCCACGACTGGGAGAGCGACAGTGGCCCATTCTGATTTCGGTGTTTGGCACAAGATGAATCCTGTGCTGGCACAACATCAAACCCCCTTGGCACAAGATCGCAAAATCGCGCAAGCCTTTGATTTTATTGATGTTTTTACCTTTGGCACAGGATGGCACAGGATAAAACGCCTATATTCACACATGCATGCGCACACACACACGCAAGGAACATTACGGATGAAATGCATGCTTTTATCCCGTTCCACGTGTGCCAACCTGTGCCAGAGCCAGCCGTTGCATAATTCCCCACCCCACCACTTGGAGCACGCATGAAAAAACAGCCCGCTGAATTAACCCCGGAAATAACAGCCGAAAACATCACCGGAAACCCTGCCGACAAAATCGAGCAGTTGAACATCGACAAACTTATCCCCTACGCACGCAACAGCCGCACGCACTCAGACGAGCAGGTCGCACAGATCGCCGCCTCGATCAAAGAGTGGGGATGGACCACGCCCATCCTGGTCGATGAGCAAGGCGGCATCATTGCCGGACACGGCCGCACGATGGCCGCACAGCGCCTCAAAATGACCACGGTCCCGGTCATGGTCGCCACCGGCTGGTCTGAGGCCAAGAAGCGCGCCTACATCATTGCCGACAACCGACTCGCCCTGAACGCAGGCTGGGACAACGCCATGCTGGCCACCGAGTTCAAAGACCTGATGGACCTCGGCTTCGACGTTGGCCTCACAGGCTTCACAGACGACGAGATCGAGGCCCTGATGCCACTCGAGCTGGAAGACGGCCTCACCGACCCCGACGACGCGCCCGAGGCCCCGGTTAACCCGGTCACCGTCCAGGGCGATGTGTGGGTCATGGGCAAGCACCGCCTCCTGTGCGGCGACAGCACCAGCATGGATGACTTGGCCAAGCTCTGCGAGAACCAGCTCGTCGACATGTGGCTCACCGACCCACCGTACAACGTGGCCTATGAGGGCGGCACCAAAGAGAAGCTGACCATCAAAAACGACGAGATGGGCGACGATCAGTTCCGCCAATTCCTGCGCGACGCCTACACCGCTGCCGACTCAGTCATGAAACCCGGCGCGGTTTTTTACATTTGGCACGCCGACTCAGAGGGCTACAACTTTCGCGGCGCTGCCAAAGACGCAGGCTGGACCGTGCGCCAATGCCTGATCTGGAAGAAGTCCAGCCTCGTCATGGGTCGCCAGGACTACCACTGGAAACACGAGCCATGCCTCTACGGCTGGAAAGACGGCGCGGGCCACCTCTGGGCTGCCGACCGAAAGCAGACCACCATCCTCGAATTTGACAAACCCACCCGCAATGGTGAGCATCCCACCATGAAGCCCGTGGCGCTGTTCGAGTACCAGATGCTCAACAACACGAAGGGCGGCGACCAGGTCCTGGACAGCTTTGGCGGGTCCGGTACCACCCTGATCGCAGCCGAGAAAAACGGCCGAGTTGCACGAATCATGGAATTGGACCCAAAATACTGCGACGTGATCGTGCAAAGATTCGAACAATTCACAGGAAAGAAGGCTATACTTGAGTCAACCGGTCAAACGTTTGAAGAGGTGGCAAATGGAAAAAAATTGTGAACACTGCGGAAATTTATTTGAGGCCCGCCGATTAATAAATCGATTTTGTTCAACCTCATGCTCAGCAAAGTGGAGAACATCAAACCTTCCGCTTCCAAAATCTTGCTTTAAAAAAGGCGACAAATCTTGGAACACTGGGGAGAAAATTAGCGGCATGAGTGGCAAGTCTCACCGTCCTGATACTTTAAAAAAAATGTCGGAATCACACATTGCGTTGCACGATGATCCGAAAACAAAGCTGGAGTACAGATTGCGTCGTAGAGGCGAATACCAACGATGGCGACATGCGGTTTTTAATCGAGATGGGCATAAATGTGTTTTTTGCCAATCTTCAAAAGATTTACAGGCAGATCACATCTTGCCTTTTGAGGCTCACGAGGAAAAAAGGTTGGACGTCGAAAATGGCAGAACACTTTGTAAACCTTGCCATATCAAAACAGAAAGCCATGGCGCTTCTAGGTCAAAGCAATTAACGACCAAAAACAGACCGAATCACTGTCAAAAAGGAGAGATTCATGACAAAAAGTGCTGAAAAACCGCTTGTAAAAAAGCGCGGCCCAAACGGAGGCCCCCGCCCAAACTCAGGCGGTGCCCGCCCAGACGCTGGACGCCCCGCCTTTGAGCCCTCCGAGACGGAGCGCAAGCAAGTGGAGGCCCTGTCGGGCTACGGCCTGCCGCTGGACCAGATCGCCGTGTTGGTGCGCAAGGGCATCAGCGTGGACACCCTCACCAAGCACTTTGCCGACGAGCTGATCAGCGGCAAGGCCAAAGCCAACAGCCAGGTCGGCCGCACGCTGTACCAAAAGGCCACGGGCGGCGACACCACGGCCATGATCTGGTGGACCAAGACGCAGATGAAGTGGTCCGAGACGCAGAAGGTCGAGCACACCGGCAAAGACGGCGGCGCGATCACTATGGCTGGCGTTGACCTCAAGGGCCTCAACGACACCGAGCTGGCGCAGATGCAGGCGCTGTTGCAGAAAGCCAACAACAAAGACGAATGAACATCATGAACAAACCCACCCTCCCTAAGTCCCCCCTGCCAGCCCTGCTGGACCACGACGGCCGCTTTCAGGCGCTCTACCCCGAGGACCTGGTGCGCCAGCACGGCGAGGACATGCTGGCCTTTGAGCGCGCCCGCATTTTGGCGCTGCTCGACACATTCGCTGGCCAGTGCCAGGCTCAAGCTATGGCGATGAGCGAGACGGGCCACGCAAACACGACGGTTGTTGCCGTTCAAATTGACGCGGTGCGTTTGCTGCAGGAAGCGATCAACGCAAGATAGTGCGCGATCTAGGGTTTGTCCCTACAAAAAAATTAAAAAAGACATTTACACCCGCTAAAATGGGTGCATAATAGAGCCCATGGACAGGCACAGGGCAGGTCCATAACACAAGGGAAAAAATCATGAGAAGGTTTGGTAAATTTGTGAGCGAAAACAGTTTAGATGACGCCCTTGAAAAGCACAGCATAGACCCGCGGTGTTTGAGTAAAGCAAAAAAGCGCCGTGTTTATGCAAGCTGCAAAGCTGTTAAAGCAGCGTCTCGAAAAGCTGCTATAACTATCCGCGCAGCTAGCATAGTTGATCCCGATGTTGATGCGCGTGGGTTTTTTAAAGCTACATTTGAAGTCAACAAAAAAACCCGCGCGGCCATTCGCAATCTTTTTGCAACTTTACAAAAAACAGAATTTGCAGCAAAGAGAAAAGATGATGCGGCTATTCGATGTGCCGCGTATTTATTCAATTATTCGCTGTCAAGCAAAACTTACTCGCGTGGAGATGCGCTGTCTAACGCATGCTTTGCAGCACTAAATAAGTGCCAAAAGTTCGAGGCGCTCAAATGAAAGCCGTGATAACAATCACGGGCTACCCAGCAATGCCGGGCCGCATGCGCGGCATTTGCAAGCCGCCCCAAGGTAGAACATACGGTCGTGATTTTTACGATCCCGGAGAAGCTGCCGCCTGGGCGTTGTCGGAGGGCCAGGGCTACAAAGAGGGCTACGTGATCATCGCGCCAGCAGCTGTCGAAGAAAAAATTCCAGCGGGGATGCAGGCGGCATGACAGATGCCCAATTCAAAGCCCTGGCGCAGCTCTTGCGCCTGCGCACCGGCCCAGCCCGCGAAGCCGCCAGCCTGCACCTGGTGCAAGGCCTGGGCGTGCCAGATGCCGCCCGCCAAGTCGGCATGGACTACCGAGCGGCCACATACGCGGTCAAGCGGGCCAAAGATGGCTTGGCCTTGGCCAAGGTGGCCACCGGGTCTGTGTAATCGTGTGTAATTTGCTGCCATCCAATGCTGTTTTTTGACGCCTCTGGCTGCGATCTCACTCTGAGCGCTGCACAAAATTGACGTGCAACAGCATTCACACTGCAGGGGTCGCAAGTTCGAAACTTGCATCGCCCACCAAAAAATTCCCAATGAAAT